CATTCCTCTTTGGGATGGTTCTGGATCTATTTCTTATACCACTACTGGTCAGTTCGCTATCGGTAAAATTAATACCGCACAGATTATAAACCTAGGACTTAACTATAAGAAAGTACCTGTTATTATTGGTGTAGACCCAACTGCAAGTTATAGAGCAGAAGCTACAGTTAAATTTGATGTTGCAACAAAAACTATCACTGGTGTAGAGATTACCGAGAAAGGTTCTAATTATGTAAACCCAAAAGTCTTTATTACTAATGGTGATGGTTCTGATGCTAAGTTTAATGTTATTTCTAGAAATGGTGAAATTGCCTCTATTACAGTAGACAAAATTGGTAAAGGATATACATTTGCACCTGAAATCATTATTATTGAGGGTGATGTAGAAGCATATGCAGAGAGCACATCTATTGGTGTTCCTAAGAGTGTTAATATTACCAGAAACGGTGGAGCATTCCATCTAGACAAAACTGTATCTTCTACTTTCAGTTCAAACTACATTGTTGCTGTTAGAAACATCAATGGTAACTTTAGTATTGGTGAAACTGTAATTCAAAAAATTAATAATGTAGAAGTATTCAGAGCAACTGTTACAGAATGGAGATTTAGTTCTAACTTACTTAAACTTGCAAATGTACAAGGTATTATTCGTGAGAATATTTCTATTGAGTCTTTAAGATTCCCAATAGATGCAATTGTTAGTAAAGTATTTGTTTCTACCTTCCAAGAAAATATTTCTAGTTTCTATGACAACTTAGGATACTACACATCAGACAAAGGTAAGTTAGGTGTATCTAATCAGAAGATTCATGATAGTTCTTTCTATCAAGATTATTCTTATGTTGTTAAATCTAAGACATCTATTGAAGAATGGCGTGACCTTATTAAATCCACTACACACCCTGCAGGATTTAAGTTATTTGGACAAGTAGATGTAGAAGCTACTGCAAGTTCTGAGATGCCAGTTGAGATGCCAAAGGCATCACACTTTAGTGTTATTCAATTATGGGATCCAGCAAAGAATAAAATTACTGTTGAGAACACAAGTAGAATTGTTACTCAAACTGTACAAACAGTTGAGAATCAAAGAATTCGTAAAGCGGTTGGTACTGCTGCTCCAAGTGAATTTCTATTCAACGAAGTTCGTACATTTGAACTATCTCTTGCATCAGCATTTGATGGATACTTTGATACAGATGGTAGATTACAAGGAACTACACAGTTCCAAGTATTAGTTGGTGGCAATCCATTTACTCTATCATCAACATATGGTACTATTATCACTTTAGACGGTGTGATTCAAGAACCAGGTGTTGCATATACAATCTCTGGTGATCAGATTACATTCTCTACTCCACCTTTAGGAGATGGAGTTAAATTTGGTTCTGATTATAAAGGTGTTACTTTCTATGGTAAAGTATTCCAATTCAAGGATGCACAATACAATACTCGTTATCTCAAAAAGTTAAGAAACATTTTCCAACGTGGTGGCACATGGATTGATGCTGCAAATCAAATTGAGAGAAATGTTGACTTCATTATTAATGAAACTATTGGATATGGTAAATCAACTTATGGATCTTTAGATTGGGCGACTAAGCAAGATGACTATGAAAGAAACATACGAGCTATCTTAGATGCATATCAGCATGATTTAAGATTTGGTGGAAATGTAAAAACAATTGATTATTCTGCTATCTTTAATTCTGATGATGAATACCTTTATATTCAAAACAATAAAACAAAATCTATTGCTATTTTTGAATATGCAACTAGATTGGCAAAACTTGCTATCAGAAACTGGGATTGGATTGATGTAAACATCAGTTATGTCCAAGGGTCTACTACAATGACAGTTAGTAGCACTAAAAATCTTGCTATTGGTTTATTTGTAAGTTCTGGTAGAGCATTCCCTGTAGGAACAAAAATTCTATCTATTGACAGTGATACTCAGATTACATTAAACAATGCAGCACTAGCTAACTCTGGTGGAGGTGGTGGTGCTCCTAGTGGAACCACTTTACTAAGTGGCACAGCAACCACTGGATCTATTGCCACAAATACTGGTGCAGTTGCTCCTGGCAATACTTTTACTGTACCACCTGGCGTAACTGTCACAACACCTGTATCTTTCTCTGGCACTACACAAGCAGCATTCTCTTGGAGTGGTCAAAGCATTGGTATGTTCTATAAAGCAGGACAACTCATTGCACTCAACAGATCATATATCATATCAGAATCACTAACTTGGGCACAAGCACAATATCCTGCATTGAACTGGGGATCTATTGCTACTAAGTGTGGTAGAGACATCGGTCTTATTCTAGACGCATATGTCTACCATCTTAAATTTGGTGGAAATGAAAAAATTGTTGAGGCAGCACAGCTTTACTATCAGCAAAAGGATTATCCATATGGTGAAGAGTTATATTACATCTCTGGTCAATTAACTGAAACTATATCGACATTTGAATATACTAGAGATCTAGCAATTCAAGCAATGAGAAATCAATTGCCTGGTACAGATCCCAATGTATTGATCGACTCAATCTCTCCTGTATGTGCAGAAGTAGAAAGCACATTAAACACCTATCATGATATTGTTAATACTATCCTAACAGAAGGTAGAGGACTTGTAGAGAAAACAAAGCAAAATTCTAATAAGGCTGGTAACTGGACAAAAGATTTAAGTTACTCTAACTATAATATCCTTGGTGATCCTTTACTTCCTGTAGAAGAATGCACAATTGTAATTTCTGCAATGGATTCATTATTTGATAACTTAGATGATGTTATTAAAGAAGAATCTGTAACAAGATCACTTCCAGATTATATTGATGGTGAAAACAAAGAATTTGAATTGTATTGGGATGATAATACTCCTGTAAACACAGAAGAAGATGAAGATCTATTTGTTACTATTAATGCTATATTACAAAGACCTAAGTTTACTGATAACTATCCATTGCAGGATGCTTATTGGATTGATAGAACTGTAATTCCTAACAAAGTTAAATTTGACGTAGCTCCTATTTGGGACCAAGATCTAGGTGCAAAATCTATTGGTGAACCAACTGCTGTTGAAAAAGTAGTTGGTATTGGAGTTGGTAATTATAAGAGACTCACTATCGACTTTAATTTGGTAGACGGTATTAGAAATGGTCCCTTCTTAATTTTAGATGTAGAAGATTACACCGTACAGAGTATTGAATCTGAAGACAGCATGTATGTTTTCTTAGATGGTATTCTACAAGTAAAAGGAAAAGCATATACTGTATCTGGTCCTAATATTACATTTGCTAGTCCTATTAAGAAAGAACATAACGTTGATATCAGATATCTTTATGGTAGAGATGTTGGACAGGTTCTTAACATATATGATTTTGCTCCTGATACATATTTTGCACAAGGAACATTATCTTTCACAACTTCCACACCTATTCTAGATAACTTACTAGCATATGGTTGGATGGGTGATGCAATTGGAACACCTATTCATTGTTGGCAACAAAGAGCTAATGGAACATATAATGTTATTGGTGAACTTAAGAATCCAATCAAAACAGGCAACAATGTTACATTTGAACTTAAGTGTCAAAACCCTGTCATAGAAAGCGGTTTAGACTTTACCTTTACTGTTAAGGGATATTATGATCGAACATATGTCATTGCTGATGGAGACATTAGTAATCAAACACTAACCTTCAAGAAAGACGAAGCAAATAGAAAACTACTCAAAGATGATAACGGACAGTGGTCTGGAACATTCTATGGCAAAACATATAAAGCACCATTTGTATATCTTGCTAACAATGATAAGATCAGAGTAGAAGGTGAAGAGGGATTTAGAAATATTAAGAGACTTCCTACAGAAGCTACCAGTAAAGATGGTAGAAGTGGAGAAGCAACTACTGATGATATTTTTGGTACAGTCTCAATTGAGACTTATACTGGAATTACGAGAGGTGAAGGTTTATCTGTAGTAGCAACTATTGAAAATGGATCTGTAATATCTTTAACATGGAATCAACGCAGTTATGATCCACTCACACAACCAACTGCATATCAATATTATACACCACCAGTTCTTAAGTTTGAGTCACTGGATGGTAATGGTGGTGGTGCAAGAGCTAACGTTCTTGTAAGTAAAGGTCAGGTAATCAGTGTCGATCTAATCGATGGTGGTTCTGGTTATACTACCACACCTAAGGTTATTACAACCAGAAGATTTGATATTCTCAAAGAAAGAGACATTGGTGTTTCACTAATCAACATTGGTATTAACCCATATGTTGAAAGTGGTGGATTGACAGCTACATCTGTTATCAGTGAAATTGATGAGTCTGGTCTTTCTGCTATTACTGGTATTAGTTCTGTACAAGTAGAAGTTGCAGGTGATGCCGAGATTGTTATTGAAAGAGAATTTGATCTCAAGGAAGTTGAGGTATTCTCTATTGGTGGTGCTTTAGATCCAAAACGAGATTATATTGAATTCTTCTCAACAGAAGAAACATCAGCTGATGATGTTAAAGTCATAGATGTATATGCTGGTGGAACAGTAGTATCTGCAGAATTGCAGGATATTATAACTACAAATTCTATTTCAACTGTTTCTAAAGCAATTACTACTACAGTTCAAGTAGAAATTCCTAATAATGCAATCAGTAATACCAATTACTTTGAGAATGCTGCATACTTGAATGTTGATCTGGAAATTGGTGACAGTATTGTATACATTCCTGATACAACTAAGTTTGCTCCTAATGGCAAACTAATGATTGGTAATGAGATTGTATTCTATAATAGAAAAATCAATGATAGATTCTTACAAGTCATTAGAGGTTATGATAACACCACAGAACAATTCTGGGCTGCTGGTGCATATCTAAGACAGATTGAAGATATAGCAGTTGTATCTGCTGCTGTTGCTTCTATCCAATCTGAATCTGATGTTAGTATGGTGAGTGCATCATCTACTGCAGGTGGATTTGAAAGGAGAGTACAGAGACAGATTTCTCCTGCCTCTGTAATGTCAGTAACAAGAGAAGCTACTGAGGTTGTTATTACTCCTCCACCAGGTGGTGTAGTTGACAAATATCAAGAAACTGCATTCTTGACTAATCCAATTGCACAAAGAGTTGGTTCTGGTGTATTCCTTGTTTCCGCAGCAGACAAATATTATGTCACTCAAAGAAATGGAAATGAGCAACTAGTTAGAAACACACTCTTTACTACTGATAGTGGGTATATTGGAAACTATGCTATCACTAACGTTGGATATACTATCGGTCACTTTGATGGCATTTTTGATGATGGCATGGGAGTATCTGGTATGACTATTGAAGAAGTATCAAGGTTCTTTGGTGGTTTAACTCTTGATGATTTTACTAAGAGAAGAAAATCTCAGTATACATCTGCTGGTGATAAATTTAATCTTGCACCTCCTTCAATCCAACAACCAGTTACAACAACTACCACTGTTGGTACGATACCTACCAGCATTGCTGCGCTAAATACTGCATACTTTGATAATGCTGGTTACCTATTCACTTCGAGTGGATCAGTAATTCAATATGCATCTAAGACTGCTAATACCTTTGATGGATGCACTCTAATAAGAGGTAGTAACTCAATATCAAACGGGGATGAGTTGATTCCGTTCGCAATTACATAAATATTGCTATAAATATAAATAACTCAGGCACAAACACTACGTCGGAACAGAAAAACAATGGCTGCTATTATCTCTGATAAGTTTAGGATTTTCAATGCTAAACAATTTTTAGAATCGTTAACCGAAGGTCCTAACGATACCAGTGCGGAACGCTCTAGAATGTACTTCTTTGTGGGACGCCCACAACCATGGAAAGCATACGTAGAGGTTCACACACAAAATTCAACCGCGTTTGTAGTTGGTAACGAAGTGTATGTTGGAACGTATGGTTCCACCGCTTTCCGCGCCACAGTTGCTGCAGTTTATGATAGTGCCCTACTTCTTACCGACGTTTTTGGAAGTGCTGGCGTTAACTCTGCTCCCCCTCTTGGTTCTGCTTTAAAAGGTAGAAGTGGTGGTTCTGGCGGATCCGACACAGGTGCCACTGCAGTTTCTGGTGTATATCGCTACGCTACTGAAGATGTTCCACCCCTTCCTCTAGACAACCAAACAGAAAAGTATTCATTGTACGATGAAATGATCGCTGCAAAGCGTATCACAGATTCATTTGCTAGAACTGTTATTCGTCGTTACAACTGGGACTTGGTAGCTAACCCCAAGTTCGACATGTTTAAACCCGATTACTCTGCTACACCTGGTGGCGGTGGTCAAATCGGTAAGCAAGCTGCAACAGGTGCTGCAAGCATCGCAGATGCTAAGTTCTATGTAATGAACTCAACTTACGAAGTATTTAAGTGTCTTTACAATGGTGAAGATCCTTCTAACACAACTGGACAAAACGCAACTGAAGAACCATCTACTGCAGGTGGCAACTATGCTTCTGCTACTGGTCTCTATACTGAGACAACTGGTGCTGGTTACATTTGGAAGTATATGTACACCATTCCTACCGATGATGTTCTGAAGTTCCTTTCTTCTGACTTCATGCCAATCGTTCTTTCTAACAATGTTTCTAGACAAGCAGTTGCAGCTCTTGCTACTGCTGGTGCTATTGATGTTGCTTTAGTTGAAAACGCTGGTTCTGGTCTTCCTGCTTCCCAGACTCTCTACACCTCTATTAAGGGTGATGGATCTGGTGGTAAAGTTAAGTTTGTAACAAATGGTGCAGGTGCAATCACATCCGCTGAGATTGAAGCTCGTGGATCAGGTTACACTTATGCTAACGTTCTATTCACTAACGGCAACCTCTTCTCTAATGCTGGTTTATCATCTGCTGTAGCAACTGGTGCTTCTGCTGTTGGTGCTATTGAAGTTGTTCTTGCTCCCGCAGGTGGACATGGTTCTGATCATGAGACAGAACTCAATGGTAAGCGTGTTATGACAAACATCCGCCTTACTTACTCTGAAGGTCAAGGTGACTTCCCTGTAGATAACGACTTCCGTCGTATTGGTATTGTTGCTGATCCATATAACTATGGCACTACAACTTTTGCAACCGCTGATACTCTTTCTGGTCTAAAATCTATTAAGATTACTGGTGCTTCTGCAGACTATGCCGTTGACGAAAAAATTACTCAGACTGTAACTGGTGGTACAGCATATGGTACAGTTGTATCATGGACACTTGATAGTGGTTCTACAACTGCTGGTGTTCTGAAGTACATCCAAACTTCTGATGCACATACCGATCAAGGTATTGTACAAGCATTTGAATCTAATGGTTCTAATGCTGTTACTGGAGAGAGTTCTACTGCTTCTGGTAATGTAGATACTTCTTATGGTTCTACACTACTAGGTGTCACTTTTGCAAGTGGTCTAGCTAACCCAGAGATTGAAAATAACTCTGGTAACGTGATTTATGTTGAGAACAGAAGACTAATCACTCGTGCTCCTGACCAGATTGAAGACATCAAGTTAGTAATTGAGTTCTGATACTCTTTGGTTACTTCGCTAAATACTTCAACGAGAATACTAGTATTATTGGCGGAGTACGATGCCTCAAAAGACGAACCTTAATGTAAGTCCTTACTACGAAGACTTTGATGCGAACAAGAATTTCTATAAGATTCTTTTCCGTCCAGGTTATTCGATTCAAGGCAGAGAATTAACGCAGGTTCAATCTATTCTACAGAATCAGGTTGAAAGCTTTGGCAAGTATGCCTTTAAACAAGGTGAACTTGTCATACCTGGCGAAGTAGGTCTTAATACAAAATTAGATTACGTAAAATTATCGTCTGTTTCTGAGGTTGCGGTCTCGGAAGGAGACGATATTGTTTATAAGAAATATGATATTTCACAACTAATTGGTCAACAACTAATTGGTTTAACTTCTGGTGTTAAAGCTACTATTCTCGCAACAACTTTAGCAACAGAATCTTCCGCTGATACATTATATGTAAATTACATTAATAGTGGTAGTTCCAACACAGAGCCAACCTTCCGCCAAGGTGAAACTCTAGAAGTTGTTGATGGTGTTAACACACCGCTTCTAGTTGTTGGTACAGATGGTAGTGTTCTACCAACTAGTATTCAAGTAACAAATCCAGACACAGAAGAGACTACTTCTTTAGAAAGTCCTGCAATGGGTTACGGTTCTGCTGTTAAAGTAGAAGAAGGTATTTACTTTGTTAATGGTTACTTTGTTCGTTGTAATCAAGAACTATTAGTTATTGATGAATATTATAATAAACCATCTGCAAAAATTGGTTTTACAATTAAAGAAGAGATTGTAACTCCTGAGGAAGATGCATCTCTATATGATAATGCAATTGGTTCTTCTAACTATACTGCACCAGGCGCACATAGATTAAAAATCTCTTTACAGTTAAAAGAGTTTGCGCTAAATGCAATTACTGATAAAAATTTCATTCAACTCCTCACTGTTTCTAGAGGACAAGTACAAAGCAAAGTTTCATCTACAGACTTTAGTGTTCTAGAGCAAACTCTAGCACGTAGAACATTTGATGAATCTGGTAATTATGTTGTTGACAACTTCTCTGTTGATATTAGAGAGTGGGCACAAAAGGATAAGAACAAAGGTTTCTATGCTGTAGACGAATTTGGTCTATACAACGGATACGATGCTGGAACATCTGCTAGAAAGATGATTGCTAGTGTAGGTCCTGGTAAAGCATACATTAAAGGTTATGAGATTGTCAATAAAGAAACTAAGTATCTAGAAATCAATAAAGCTAGAGAAAGTCTTTCTTCTGATAATGTAACTCTAAAATCTAGAGGTTTACCTTCTTATTGTATTACAAACGTATATGGTAGTGTTCCTTTAAACAAAGAAGGATCTGAACTTACTGCATATCCTGATGTATTTTTATATTCATCGTTTAATGACGGTTCTATTGGTCTTAATAACACAGAACTTACAACAGATCATAGACAAACAATTGATAGGAGAGGAAAATTCTTCTCTGCAAATGATGGTATTAAAACTATCACCTTACAGATTACAAGTCCAACTACTCTTATTGGATCTGTAACTGATTCAACTTTTCAAACTCAGTTTGGTGAATTATTCTATATCAAAACTAGAAGTGATGTAGGTACACCAACTGCTATTGGATCATTTAAAACTCTTTCATTTGCTACTACAAACAAACCACTTATTAATGCATCCGAATCAGTTCAGTTCTTAGAACTAACTGTATTTGGTCCTAAAAACGAATTAGAACAACTGCTATTAGAATATGATCTATCTGATACCGAGCAGAAGAGAAACATTTATTTAACTGAAGGGGATGCTGCATCGGGAGGTGCTGAATTTGGTTTTATTGTAGATTACAGCAACACTATTACTCCTATTATTGGTAAAGTAAAACCCAATAATTTCTTCTTGAAAGAAAGAGGTTCAGGTTTTAATTCAGATTCTGATATTGTTCTTTCCAAAGGTCGTTTAGCTGCTGGAACTAATGCATACAATACAACGTTTGGAATTTCATATTTCGACCCACAATTCTTCACCAAGATTATTATTGAGACAACTCCAGCTGGATATGATGAAGGTAAGTATGTTTTTGGTGTAGACAGTGGAGCTTATGGTGTTGTAGAAGGAACACCTTCAGGTGTATACACTACAGGAACTATTCTGTTTGTAACAACATTATCTGGTAGATTTTTACCTGGTGAAACAATTAGAGATGAAGATGGTAATACTGTAAGAATTGCTAAAGAAAATACTATCTCACATTTTGTTGTGCAGAATAGAGGTTTAGGATATGCAGATGGTGTAACACTTTTAATTAATGGATTAGAATATGATAATTCTAAAATTGAATTATTAAAGAGTGTTGATGGAAAAATTTATAAAGCAGCGATTAGCAATAGATCTGCTGTTGGTGTAGAGTATGCACAACCACCAGCTGTAACAGCTAAGAATCCAGATGCTTCTGGAGCTCCAAATTCAGCTGCTGCTATTGTTCCAGTTCTTTATAGAGATACAGTAACTACTTACACTCCACAGAATGTCAAGTCTCTTGGTTGTTCCTATGGTTCAGGAAATGCAAATAGTTTCTCTGCAGATGTTGTAATTAACAGTCAAAAGTATTCACAAATTAAAACTGTAACAAATTATACATTCTTTGGTACTCAGGGTTCTACTTTTGTTGAGTCTACTAGTTTTAGTGCTGATGCATCTACTGATGTACAACAAGGAGATCTAATTCAATTCTCTGACGATGACAACAACTTAGTTCGTGCAATTGTACAATTTGCTACACAACAAGAGGGAGCATATAAATCTAGAATTTATCTAGACACAGCTTTACCAGGTTCTGTTACTAATGCAAGTATTGTAAGGTTACGTCCAAAGGTAGACAATTCTACAAGTGGCACACTTCTGTTTTCTACTGGAAGCAAGCAAATTTCTCAAGTTTCTGCTGGTGGCGATGACACCAAGATCAAATATTTCTTCCGTAGAGATTTTGTAACTACTGCATCTTCTGGTGGTGGTGTTATTACTTTTGCTGCACAATTACCATTTGGAACACAAAGGTTTGCTGCATTCAGTGAAGAAAATTTAATTATTACTGTTATTGATCCTGGTGATGCACCTGATATTGTTAAGGGTGATATTATCTTTTTAGAAGAAGATGATGTGGAGATTACTTCTTCTACTGATACATCCAGTGGTCTTACTTCTGGTAGTATTAGTTTACAGTTACCAACAACATACTTTGGTACTATTCCTGCTAATGGAACATTCCCTAAACTTAAGTTGACTGCAACTTTAGAAGTATCTAACGCAAAACCAAGACTTAAGACTGTAGTTAGAAATAAGAGAATTACAGTTACATCTGCTGGTGACCGTGTTGTACCTCTAAGAGGAACAGACTATGATACAGAAGTTGTAGAAATTCTATCATACTCTGATGCATTTAAACTTAGATATGTTTATGAGGGAACTTCTTCTCAACCACCGCAGATTGATACTGCTGGTAATCTAATTTCTGGTACTGATGTTACATCAAGATATACATTTGATGATGGTCAGAGAGATACAATCTATGATGTTTCTCGTATTGTTCTAAAACCTGGTTTTGAAGAAACAACTGGTCAACTTGTAATTGCTTTTGATTACTTTGAGCATTCACAAGGTGATTTCTGTACAATCGATAGCTATCTGCATGATGCAGGTGTTGCTGAAGATGAAGTTCCTTCCTTCAATTCTTCAGTTCTTGGTATTACAGAACTCAAAAATGTTATTGATTTTAGACCAAAAGTAGATACCACTGCTATTATTCCTGGTTTCCTTGATACTGCAATATTAGAACGAACTCAAGGATCCTTTGCTGGTTCTGGTGCTATTATTGCAAGTAGTCCTGCTCCTGATATAAATCTAGAGTTTACATTCTCTTTCAGTCAGAAACAATACTTGGATCGTATTGATGGTATCTTCTTAGATCAGAATGGAAACTTTATCATCAAAGAAGGTAACTCTTCACTCAACCCATCCAAACCAGATCCTATTGAAGATGCTGTGCCTCTTTTCTATGCACATATTCCTGCATTCACAAAGACCAGTAAGGATGTAAGGATTACTCCAGTTGATAACCGTCGTTACACAATGCGTGACATTGGTAAATTGGAGAAGCGTATTGAGCGTCTTGAGTATTATACTACACTCAGCATCTTAGAACAGCAAGCTCTTAACATGCAAGTTAAGGATGAGATTGGACTTGATAGATTTAAGTCTGGATTCTTTGTCGATAATTTTGAAGCACATAGAGTTGGCAATCTATCTTCTCTTGATTACAGATGTGCAGTAGACAGTCAGCAAAGTGTCTTACGTCCACAAGCAAAAGAAGATTCTATTAATCTCGTAGAAGTTAATACTAGAGAAGATCAAAGAACTGTTTCTGGTTATAAGAAAATTGGTAATATGGTAACTCTACCATACTCTCCACTATCTCTATTAGGAAATAGTTTTGCTTCTGGAAAATTAAATCCAAATCCATTTGTTGTTCTTCAATATGTTGGTGATAGTGATCTTTCTCCTGCTATTGATCAATGGTATGATCAAACAGAAGAACCTGTAGTTGTTGATACAAACACAGATCTCTTTAATATTTTCCTAGCTAAAGAAAATGTAAAAGAGAGTTTCTCCAGTCTCTTTAATTCTTTTGTAGTCAATTGGGTTGGAGCATCTTCGACATTTACATCAATTAATTCTTTAGGTGGTGTTAATTCTCAAATTGCATCTACTTCTGTAACATCAGCATCGGTTGGTAGTTCTTCTAATATTAGTCCTCAAAATAATGAGGTAGGAAAAGGTGTACAGACTAAAATTGTTGGTGATAACATTGTTTCTACATCTTTAGCTTTCTATACTAGAAGTCTTCCTGTTAAATTTAAAATTGGTAGAATGAAACCCAACACTAAAATCTATGTGTTCTTAGAAGGAAGAGATATTAGTCGTTGGGTCAATCCTGATTTGAGATATACTGGCATTGCTGGTAACTCACTATCTGCATTTAATGGAACAATTACTACAGATGAATATGGTAATGCATCTGGTTTGATTATTATTCCTGCTGGCAATCCTCCAACACAAAATGCTACATGGTCTGGAGATGTTGATACTGTATCTTATGATGAAGATGCAGAAGAATTAAACTTCACTACTGGTGAACTAACATTTAGATTTACTTCTAGTGCAACTAATGAATCAAAACTTGGTGTAGATTCTTATACAGAAATTAAGTATTATGCTACTGGTATTTTACCAGAAAATCCCTCTAGTATTGTATCTACAAAACCATCAATCTTTAAATCTAATGAGGGTGTTCAGTTTATTGAAAGTAACACTGACAATCCTATTAGACCAAATCCACTAGCTCAAACATTTAAAATTGAAAATTTAGATGGTGGATGTTTCGTAACTGGTCTAGATTTATATTTCAGTAAGAAGAGTACAAATATTCCTGTTAAGACTTACATCACCAATGTAGATGCAGAGAAACCTGCCAAGAATATTATTCCTGGTTCTGAAAAAACCTTATCTCCAAATACTTTTATCAAGTGTTTTGCTAGTGGAAATATGTCAGTTACCCAAGGAGAAAATGTAACTGGTGCATCTTCTGCTGCTTCTGGTCCTATCCTCAAGATCTTTGATAAGAATAATGTAGAACTAGTAGCTACTGCATCTGGTAAATATAGTCTCACCAATGAGCAAGTTTATACTGTAGTTCTAAGCAACCACAATGGAAAATCTTTCCGTCCTAATGAAGACCTAACTATTCCGTCTGTAACTCTTGCAAATGCAACAAATGCAACAGACTTTGTTCTTGCTATTGCAAAAGATAGTGGTAAGTTATCTGATATTAGAGTTACAAATACTGGTCTTAACTATGACAGTGCAATTCTAACTATTGAGAGTCCACAATTACCTGGTGGTTCTACTGCTACTGCAAGAATCGAAGTATCAGGTGGTAAGATTTACAATACTGAGATTTCGCTATCTGGTTTTGGATATACAGAAGCACCTTCTGTTGTTATTAAAGGTGTTGGTAATGGTGCTGGAGGATGTGAAATTCAGACATTCATCGAGATTGACACACCTGCAGTTAGAATGGGTGTAGCTACTGATCAAACAGGAGTAACTCAATCTACCACACCTACACACTTTGCATTTGATTATCCTGTATATCTACAAAATAATACAGAGTATGCTCTTATTGTTGAAACAGATTCGATTGATTATGAACTATGGTCTTCTAAACTTGGTGATACTGATATTGCTACAAGTACGGTTATTACAACTCAACCATCTCTAGGTTCGGTATACCGTTCCCAGAATACCGAAAGTTGGACTGAAGATATCTTCGAGGATCTTAAGTTCACTATGTATCGTGCTCAGTTTGATACAACTAGACCAGCAGAACTTCTAGTTAAGAATAAAGGTCTTGGTTATGAACTTCTAGATCAAAATCCATTCGAGACAAACGCAAGTGCTAATACCAACTCCAGTTCTAAGTTATTCAAGAATAATAATTCTATTGTTAAAGTAAATCATAGAGATCACAGTTTTGAAGATACTGGTGGTTCTTATGTTTTCTATAGGACTGCATTAGAAACAGGTGGTATTACATCATCAGTTTTAAATAGCACATTATTCCAAGTAAGTAATTCTGGTATTGATTCATATAATATTATTTCTAGTTCTCAAGCTGCTGGTAATTCTATTGGTGGTGGATCTGCAGTATATGCATCTACAAACAGAAAGTATGAAACTCTATATCCACAAGTTTCTTATCTATCATTTACTGGAACTACTTTATCAACAGAAGTTAAAACAACTGATGTTGTTCCAGTAGACTCTACTACAACTAACTATACTTCATATTCACAACCTGATTATGAAAAGACTTTCTTGAATGAACCACATTACTTCACTAATCAGAAGTTTATTGCATCTAATATTAATGAAACTTTAAACAATCTATCTCGGTCACTTACATATAAGATGACTCTATCGTCTACTGTGTCTCATTTGAGTCCAATTATTGATCTCTCTAGTGCTACTGTTAAAACAGTATCAAATAGAATTGAAAATGCTACTGGACAAGAAGATAGATTTGGAAGAAGAGATCAAGTTATTGAATTCTATCCAGTTTATCAATTTAATCTTGCGGGTAATGGTGGTACTGATCTACAAGATAACCAGACAATCAAAGGATCTACTACCAAAGCAGTAGGAACTATTGCTAGAGTTGTCGGTCAAGTTGTATACGTAAGAGTTAAGACAAGTCAATTCTTCCAGAAAGGAGAAACTGTAACTCTAGGAAATCAATTAGGTCTTAGTGCAGTTACAGTAGATTCAAATCCAACTCAAGTTCTAACAACTATTGCAGATGCTGCAACTATCGTAGCACGCAATCCATCTGTTATGTTAGAGACATATGATAATATTATCACTGGTAAAGCTACTATCTGGAATAGTCAAACACAAAAGTTAACTTTAAGAGTTGATGCGAATCCTATCAATAATAACTTCACAGATAGAATTATTGATAGTGCTTTATATAATAGAAATGCTGTTGTTGCAGATCAAATTGCTGATATCTTCCGTGTAGGAGACTTTGTTAAGTATCCTAATCAACCAGATGAAGAGAAGTCATATCTTGAGGTTGGTAAAGTAATGTATACAAATGGTTTAGACTTTGTTGGTGAAGATACATCTAAGAATGGATCTGCTGTTGCTAAGTATATAACCAAAGAAGTTTCCATTACAAGTCCAGCTACTGCAATTGATGTACATCTACTTGCAAACGTCAAAGATATTTCAAACTTAGAAGTATTCTATAAGTTTAAGAAAGCATCAAGTCAAGAAAACTTTGACGATATTGATTGGATCTACTTTAATAAAAAAGGAGAACCAGACACATACGAAATTGCAACTAGTGAAAACACAATTTCTGGAATTGTAGAGAAGCAATCTGCATATCAAGATCTTAAATATACTGCATCAAATTTACCAGAATATTCATCGTTTGCAATCAAAATTGTAATGAAAGGTGTGGATCCAGCATATGTACCTAAGATCCAAGACATCCGTGCAGTTGCTGCATTCTAATTTCCGCATATGGACTTTGTAAAAGTTGATGGACATGATGGTCTCGTAAGAGACCAAAACACTGGTGCCATCTTGAATTTGGACGATTCTGCTATAGCTGCAAGAAGGAAATCTATGCAGTTAAGTTCCGCATTGGACGACATAAATACATTGAAGAATGAAGTCTCTGAACTCAAATCACTACTGCACGGATTAATAAAAAATGCCAGCAATTAACGTAGCTAAGACTGATACCTTTGAGTCTCAAAGGCAAAAGATCAATCAACTTAGCACAGCTCTTTTCAACGTCACATCTGGTGGTAGTGATCTATCAACAGGTAACTTACAACTAGGAGACGGTCTAGTTGGCGATCCTTCACTTAAGTTTAGTACAGATACACAATTAGGTATCTACAAAGCTGGTATAAAAACTCTAGGGTTTGTCAATAGTGGTAAGAAAATTATTGACTATAAGTTATCAGAACTTACAGCATATCAAGATTTTAATATTCAGCAAAGAAAACTAGCACAATCGCTAGTTACTTTAGTTAGTGGTGGTAGTGGATATGATACTGGTACATATACAGAAGTTCCTTTAATTGGTGGTACTGGACAAAACGCTACTGCAGACATTGAAGTTCTATCATTTGATGGTTCTATTACAAATGCTGGAACTGGTTATACACCTGGCGATTATTTAACAATTCCTCTTGGTGGAGGCAATGGAACTGGAGCAACTGCTAGTTTCACGATTACTGCTCTTGAAGGTACTCTTACAACTGCTGGTTCTGCTTATTTTCCAGGAACTTATACTGCAGTACCTCTTACAGGAGGGAATGGATCTGGAGCAGAAGCTACCATTGAAATTGATGGATCATCAACACCATCTGGTACTATTACCAATGCTGGTTCTGGATACACTGACGCAGTGTATTCTCAATCATCTTTCTTCAACGAACCAGTTCAAACATTTGTTGTTACTTCTGTAGCTAACCCCAATGCGGGACAAGCAGGTGAACCAAACTTTATCTACAACATTGATGGAGCAGATAAACCTCAACTGACATTAGATGTTGGTAACACGTATAGGTTTGATCTTTCTGACGCATCAATAGCAGGAGCTAATCCAGGACAAGCAGGAAGTGATCATAGATTAACTTTCCAACTTGCTAATGGCAACGGTATTGACTTCCGAGATAAGTTTGAATGGTTTACTGCTGGTGTTCATGGTCAGGCAGGATGCTTTACTGATGTTGTAATGAAACCTGATTGTAATACAGGTACTCAAATTGTTCGTTATGATTGTGCAAACCATCCTGGAATGGGTCCTGCAGGCGGTAATATTACCCTACAAGACACATCAACTTATACTTACTATGGATGGCAAGGTTTTGCTGATGTCACTGTTTCAGGAGGCATAGTGAGTGATGTTACTTGGACTAATCCAGGTATCACATATAAAAATGGAGATAGACTACAATTAGCATTTGTAAATATTGGCGGAACAGGATCTGGATTCCTTTACACAGTTAACAACGTTGTTAATACAGGTACAGTTACTAGTGTAACAATTACTGATAGTGGTGCTGGTTACCAAAATACAGATGTACTTAGCGTAGCTGATTCTACTGTAGGAAATGGTGGTGGATCTGGGTTCCAATTTACAGTTACCAATGTTCCTGGTGATCTTACTAATTTTATTCTAAATGACAGAGGATCTGGATATCAAGTTGGTGATGTACTAAGACTACCTGCACAAATTGCAAATCAATCTGTATACTTACCTGGCGAATCTGCAGCATTCTCTGCAACTCTAAGCACAGGCAGTGCTCAGATTACTATTTCAGATACATCTAGTTTACAAGCAGGACTAAACGCAAATGGAGCTGCTGGAGACGTTGGACAACTTGATCAGGCAACCACAATCGTATCTATTGATAGTGGAACACAATTAACACTGTCTTCAAATCCAATTGTAGCTGGTGCAGCAAATGTAACGTTCTCTACTTCAAATCCAAACGAACTTACTCTTGCAGATACAACAGGACTTTCTATTGGATATAAAGTAGAAAAAGTAAGTGGTACAGGTGTATTAACAGCAGACACAACTATTGCTAACGTTGATAGTGCTACCACTGTTACATTATCAGATGCTCCAACTGCACTTGGACCGACTGTTGTTAATTTTGTTCCTGCATTTGGCGACCCAGCGGACGATTTTAGTTACACAATTGACACTCTTGGCGAAGTAGGAAGTTTCACTTTAGTTAACGTAGGTAACGGTTACTCTGCAGATGATGAGTTTACAGCAAATGCTGGTGACCTAACTCAACCTATCAGTTATCCAGTAACGGTTAAAGACGTTCAAAAGATTACTGCAATTCAAACTATTGCTGGTACAACAATTACTAGTAGCGATACACTAGAAGAGTTAGCTGGAGATATTACAAATATTTCATTTACTGGTGGTGATATTACACCAGCTACAACTGGTCCTCTTGCTTGTAGTTGTGTCCAAGGACAGTTTACTGCAACTCTTGCAGACACGACTGGTATTAATATTGGAGACCAAGTAACAGAAGACGCAAGTGGTAACATTGGAGTTAATGTCACTGTTGCATCTGTTGATAGTGCAACTCAAGTAACACTATCTGCTGCATTCCTTCAAACTGCTAGTATCAACCTAACATTCACATCAGATGAGCAGGGATCATTTACTGGTGTTGCATCAACATCTGCTGGTGGTGGTAGTGGTGCAACATTTGATGTAGAGAGAAGCACCAATGGTTTAATTATTGGCGTAACTCTCAATGCTGCTGGTCTAGGATACTCTAATAGTGATACTTTAACTATTGCTGGTAACTTAATTGGTGGAGCTACGCCTGCAGATGATATTACAATTACAGCAGACACCGTAAATGTTGCCACCCCAGTTACAATTGTAGATATTGCTTTAGATGGCAGTGGTAATATTTCTACTATCTTAATTGAAGTAGATCAAGCAACTTTATTTACTTCTGGAAATACATTTGTTAAGACTGGTGCTGCTGGAACACAATATACAGTTGATACAGCATCTGTTCTTGAATTTAGATTCTTAATTGACGTTGGATCTGGACCACAAATTACTCCATCGTGGACAATTTATGTTGGTAACACTTATAGATTTGATTTGAGTGATAACAGTGTATCTGGTCACCAATTTGCTCTTAGTGAATTTAGAGACGGACCATATGCTCCAAGTTTAGTAGAGAATGTTAGCACAACATTAGATGTAGCTAGTTATACTCTAACCGTGGCATCCACTACAGGAATTGTAGAAGGAATGCTTGTTTCAACTGTTAGCGGTGCTGGTGTATTAGCATCTGATACAAGAGTTGTTTCTATTGATAGTGCTACTCAAGTAACTGTTTCTCTTCTTCCAACTACAGCAGGTGCTGTGGTTGTTAATTTCTCTGGTGTTGAATATACTGATGGTGTAGAGAAAGGTAATGACTATCTCGATCTAACTGTTACTTCTGTAACTCCAAACCTTTACTATTTCTGTAATTCTGGTATTGGTCATGAAAATGAAGGTGGTGAAGATAATCAAGAAGCATTAATCACCATTGATCCAAATAATCCTAAAGTATTTGGTAGTGGATTAATTCTAAGAGCTACGGATATTTCATCTGTGAATATCGTCACAATGGAAGTTCTTACTGGTGAGGTAACTGTTGCTGATATTAAAGCTACTGAAGGTACTATTGATACTCTCAGTGCTCCTGATGTTTCTTCTACAACTGTTGCAGCAACCACTAGCGTTACAACTCCATTAATTACCTCAGATGCTGCTCTTACTTTAACAGGAACTTCTGTAGAGTCTACTGCAGACTTTACAGTTGGTGGATTGACTGTTACTCAGGCAGACGGTAACGTTCTTACTTCGGGTGAACTTAAGACTACAGATAAATTAAATATCAATGACAAAATAACTATTGAGAATAATGTTATTTCTACCGATGCTGGTAGTGACCTAGTTCTAACTGCACCTACTGGTAAGGTCACCAAAGTTACTGGTTTTGGTTCTATCAACATTCCTGCTGGTACATCTGCACAACGTCCTGGTGCTAGTGCCGCAGAAAATGGATCGATCAGATATAACACAGATAGTAATCAATATGAAGGTTATAGTGCTTCTTCCTCTTCTTGGTCTTCACTTGGTGGTATTAGAGATCTAGATGGTAATACTTACATTACTGCAGAACTTTCAATTGGTTCTAATGATAACACACTTTGGTTCTACAATGATGGATCTAATACTGTTAAATTTACACCAAATGAATTAGAGTTTAGAACTAATAAGACTATCAAGTCTGCAAATACATCTGCTCCAGCATTTACAGATTGGATTGCTAATGCACCTGTACTAGTTGGTGCATATCTAAAGCACAAAAATAATTTATACGAAGTTACAGTAGCAGGTAACACTGCTACAAGTGGTAATGAACCTACACATACAAGTGGTGCTGTAACTAATGGTAGCTGCACATTAACTTTCTGGGGTCTTGCAGTTGGTCCTCTAACATTTGTTGACGTTGAAGAAATTAGATTAGATCCATTAGGTTCTTCTCCTTTAGTAATCAATGGAGATTTAAGACTTAGAGATAACATTATCTCTACAGATCTTAATGATATTACTTTACAACCAAACTCTGGTAAGAAAATTGTATGTAATACAAATACCAGTTTAGCACTTCCATCTGGTTCTGATGCAGACAGAGGTTCAGTAATACAGGGTGGTGTTAGATTCAATACAACTGCTGGTCAGTTTGAAGGATATGACGGAACCAACTGGGGTTCTCTTGGTGGAGTAAAAGACGTTGATCAAAACACTTATATTATTCCCGAAACTGCACCTGGTGCAAACGAAAACATATTATACTTCTACAATGATGGAACAAATACGATGCGTCTTACCGCATCCGCACTTGAATTCTACAGCGTAGATACTATTATCTCAAGCACATCTAGCGAGTTTGAAATTACAGCAAGCTTGATGACATTTGATAATGCTGAAACAACTCTTGATAATACTCAAACAGATAGAACATTCTTACATACCAGTAAGCAATATTTTGACTTAGGTCTTTCAGGTGGTTTATCAGTTGACCCAGTTCTTAGACTTGACAATCAAGGTGATGTTTATTTCAATACCTCATTTGGTACAGGTAACTTTACTGGAGTAAAAGTTTTTGATGGAGATCTCAAAGAGTTTGAACTTGCAGACACTAAGATCTTGACAGAAAAAGTAACTCTAACAAAAGGTTCTGCAAACTCCAGTGGATCTGATATCTACGATGCTCAAGCAGCGGTAGGAGCTAAGACAGTTGTAGTTGCTGAGAACTTAAATAATAATGATAGAGAATTCTTTGAGTTTGGTATTATAGATAATGGAACAGACATCTTCCATACAGAGTATGGTAATGTCAGAACAGGACAACAACTAATTGTCCCTACTTTTGAAAGAACATCTGGCAACTTTGCTAGAATCAATTTTACAGTTGGATCAGACCTCACCACTGGTCATCAAATCGAGATCACTATCGTATCTACTATTACTAAGAAATAAAAATGGCAACTACAACCGAAAAATTTGATTCTAAAGGTGGATTTGCTATCGGCAAAACTGTTATTGTTGATGAAGAAAGAAATGCAAAAGATTTTAATACTCTAGAAGTAAAGAACAGGCATTTCACAGATAGTTCACAAACTCGTTATATTTTACGAGGTCTTAACACCTCTACTCTTGACTTGGATGGATTAGGAACAAAAATTCCTATTGCAAATTCTACTTTAAATTTTGTCACAGGAAACATCATTGCAGTTAATGATTCAGGAACTGTATATGCTGTCAAATTTGAGACTGCGGTCTCATGTGATGGATCAGGAAATGTAAATATTATGTCTAGTTTCCAAACAGTAATTAAAGATGATATTCCTACAGGTGAAACTTGGGGGATTGAACCTACTGGTGGAACAAACGTTTTTAGCTATAACACAGTAAGAGCTGGTACAACTGCAACTATTAAGTGGGTTTCATCCACAGAAGTTATCAGTATTGCATGGGCTTGATGCTAAATATAGAATAGGAAAAAAGTCAAAAGCACGGGAACACCATGAGTTTTCATATTAATTCCGATAAAGAAAAGATTAGGGGCGTAAATCCTAAACTTATCGGTGATAATGAAGCCACGATTAGAGTTGGCACAGGAGCAGACGAAAAAGAAGTCTTGCGAACTGAGTTAGACTCTACTACGCAATTACCCCGTGTCGGTATTAACCGAACTGGGCAAAGAGTTAATAATATCGTTCTCGACACTGCAGGTAGTGGATTTACTGTAAACCCAACAGTAACTATCGGACCTCCTAATGCTGCTGGTGGTATACAAG